CCATCGCCGAAGGTGGTCCACAGCTCGCTTTCTTCGATGTTCAGCTGGCGCGCCAGCGGATTGCGACCATTGCGCTGGACGGTGATGTCCAAGATGCGCACGGCATTGGCCTGCATGTCGCTGAACAGTGCCACGACATCAACCGGCGGTTTCGGTACCTGGTTCTTCGACAGGTCCACATCGTAGAAGAACGGGATGATCTCAGCCAGCATCGGATAGCCGCAGGTCTGGTTGATCAGATTGATGACCGCCGGACTTTCATTGCGGTCGTAGCTGTAGACCAGCTCTTCGTTGTGACGGATGTGGAACTTCTCGATGTCGTAGTTCTTGGCATCATGGGTCATTTCCATCATGCCGATGGTCACGACACCGAACTCGTCGTTGGTCAGGGTGACCGTGAGCGTCTTGTGGGTGGGGATCTGCGACAGGACGGCCTTGAGGTCATCGTGTTCGAAGGTGCCCTGCTGCATGGCATCGGCGAAGTTGCGCTTGATGACGTCGGCCAGCTCATTGATGGCGGTCGAATTATTGTCGATGTGGACGGGGTGCATGTTGATTGAATCCTTGGACGATAGAGGAAAGGGAAAGGAGGAAGCGAAAGGCAGTCGCCCGTGGGCGACTACAGTTCAGTGGACGTTGAGGCTCACGCGCAACGGGCGCATGTCGATCAGTCCTTCGCGGAGCATCTGGCGATAGGTATCGATGGACCCGCCGACGCCGCTCTCGGGATGAACCACGTTGACAACAACCTGGCTCTTCTCGCGATTGATCGGATGGGGATTGGCCGCAAGATGTTCCTGCAAAGCCTTCTCCAGCACTGCCACGACTTGGCCCACTTCCGACGCCGTGCCGTACAGCTGGTCGTTGAGGTGGATGGTGACATTGACGTGCGGGACGGGGTCCGGCGACGGGCTTGCGAACACCTGCGGCGTCTTGGGGGTTTTGTCGAGGACTTCTTCCTCGTACGTCAGATCGACATCGACGCTGGACAAATGCCGATCCATGTTCACCATCGCCTGCTGCGTTTCCTCGTTGAAGTTGAAGAGGAGGTCTTGGCTGTTGAAGAACCAATCGACGATCACGGTTCCGGCGACCTCGATCAGGAAGGCGTTCACCAGGCCCCAACGGCCAATCAGTTTGGCAGTTTCCTTCGCAGTGAACCTCACGACCACTTTGACCGGGTCCTGTTCGGGGGCGGTATAGATGACGGTCAGCTCATGTTCATCACCGACGCTGGTGGTCTCCGCCGACAGGTTCAGGCGATCGGCGAATTTGCCGCGCAGCTCACCGAAGCAGACACCGACTTCGGTGATAAGACTATCGACGCAGTCGATGCCAGTACGGTTGGGATGGAACGGCATGGGAAAGATCCTTGGTTGTTTGAGGAGTAGGGATGGATCGAAAGAAGAAGGGTGGCCGTCCTTGGCCGGCTGCAAACTTACGACTGACCGCGACAGAAGGCGTGGTCAGGCTCGACCGGGCAGAACTGCTTGCGCCATTCCAGCATTTCCGGCTGGACCGCACCCACCAGCACGCCTTGGCCGTTCAGGCAGACGGTGGTGCAACGCAGGGTCGGGTCGAGTACGTCGTGGTTGGACAGGTAGGGAATCCACGTGGCCAGTTCGGCTTCGGTGATTTCATGTTCCTGTGCTTCGAAGGTGCACCACACCCCGGTCTGCCCATTGTCGATCTGGCAGTCCAGCGTACGGAAGAACGGGTACTTGCCGTCGTACTTGGACTCGAAGTCCGGACTGTACTCGTAGGCATCGATGTTCTGCACCGCGTAGGCCTGTTCGAACTTGTTCAGGCGCTGGAGGTACTCAGCCGAATCCGGCGGCGGGACCAACACGTCCGGTTCGTCGGGAACGTCCGGGATGGTCGGGTCCACCAGCGGCTGCGATGCAGCTGCCTGGACGTCGGCAGACGGGGGCGGATTGGTGGACGGGCAACCGGCCAGAACCAGCACCAGTGCAGACAGGGACAGCAGATGACGCAGTTTCATGAGATACCTCGTTGTAGAGATGGGCGGAATTGCCCAGTTACTTACCAGCCTTGCCCGCCGTGTTGGGCGAACGTACGACCGGGGCGTTCGCTGTACGTACCCATGCCACGTGGACCCGGCGGTTCAGCGGACAGATCCTTACCTTCGTTCGTTGCCTGGATGCGCTCCATGCGAGTGATCGCATGTTCTGCGGTAGTCGCTGCCTCGAAGCTACGGCAGGACCAGCCCATCGACATGGTCAACATGAGACCAGACTCATCCGGGAACTCGTACTTGACCGTGCCATACTCGGCCACGTTGGCAAATTCGGACGGGACCTGATATTTCTCCAAGTCCACAAACTTCAGTCGACGCATTTCTGCGCGCATCTGCTGGCCGGTTTCGGTCGGGACATTCACGCGGATGCGGTAGGCGATTTCCCCCGAAGCCTTGTTCCAGACGTAACCGAGGATGGGGCTCGACTGGTTGATGAAATCAGCGGCCGAACGATCCATGTACAGCGAGTCCACGGTGTTGAAGTGCGTGATGCCGAAGTTCGGGAAGCTGGGGATGTTGAAGATCCTCGCCTTGTCGTACACTTCCTTGCGGGTCTTGCAACCGCGAATGACCGGCAGTACACTGCACAGCACATCGTAGCTGACATCGTTCTGACTCACCCAGGCACGAAGCATCGGACGCAGCTCTTCATCGACCATGTAGTGATTGAACACTTCGTCGAGCTGCTCCAGGTTCGGGGTGTGGAAGCTGAAGGAGTAGCGAAAACGACCCGGGCGATGGACCATGAAGTTGCTCAGTTCGTTGTCATGGTTGGCCGTGACCAGATAGAGCGATCCCAGGCGCGAGGCGCTCCCGAAGAAGCCCAACAGGTCGTCGCGGTTGCTGTTGTCCTTGTCTTCGCGGTAGACCTTACCGAACTCATCGAAGTACCACACAGCCGGACCGGCAGCGGCCGACACCAGCTCCAGCACACTCAACGGCAGGATGGTGTTGACGCGGAACACCGGCAGACCCAGCTTCAGGTAGTGGTTGCACACGTCTTCGGCCAGCATGGTCTTACCGCTACCCTTGATGCCGATCAGGATAACGCCGACGGACGGTCCAACGCGATCGTAGTCCTCGGTAAGGACTTTGCGGAATTCGTTGTGGTCACCGAACTTGCGTTCAGACACCAAGAACTTGTCCTGCAGGGTGAACAGCTTGACACCGGTATCGGTGAGGACGATCTCATAGACCGCCGGGCGCAATGCCTCCAGTCGATCCTTGTCCGAGTATGCGCTCACGCAGATGTGGGAGCCGTGGTCCAGCAGCAGGGTTCTGTTGTTCATAGTCAGTTCTTTGAGGAAGTCGAGGGAAATGGGTGCTGCGGTAAAAGGTGGTGGGGCCCGGGACGGAGGAGAGTCCCTAGTGCGGGGGCTGTTACGCCCAGGGTCCGCGCCCGGACCCCACCGTAAAACTGGTTACTTCACGAACAGGTGTTCGAAGCCGTAGTCTTCATCATCGGTATCGTACTTGGCCAGCGGGCGCTTGAGCACCTGCGTCAAGCCGCGGCCGTGGACGGTCGGACCGAACAACTTCAGACGGGTGACATGCCAGCCACAGCCGTTGTCATGCTCTTCGATGAAATCGGTGAGGTAAGTCACCAGCTGCTTCAGGCTCTCGCTGTTGGCCAACTTGCTCGACAGCCAGTCGTGACAGATCTTTTCGGCCAGCTCGGGGTTGCTGTTGATGTGGATCGGGGTCGCGATCAGAAGGCGCGGCGGCGCGTAGTGCTCGAGGGCATCGGTCTCATAGCCCACCAACAGCGAGCATCCGCCATCGGGAACGTTCACCATGTCGGTGGAGAGGACCAAGGGGATGGCAGTGTCAATGCCGTCGAGGAGGATGGTACGAGTGGTCATACAAAGTCCCGTTTAAGGATAGAGGTTAGTGTTACGGGGTACAGCGGGTACTACGTTACAACGAGGAAAGATATACGGTCGATCCGCCATGGGAATGGTATAGGTTTGATTTCCTTTTGATTCAAATTCCATCATAGACGGCATAACGACCCCTAGGCCCGTATGGGACCTAGAGGTCATGACGCGTTATGCGGCGGCGAGATAGTTGACATACGCCGTGCGGTCGGTGAAGACCTCAAAGCCGTAATGTTCCAGGGACGCGGCGATCGCTTCGGCTTGGCCGAGGCTGACATCGCCACTCAACGGAAGGGCAGCGACCACCGGGCGATCCTGATTGCGCAGCGATGCGCTCAGCAGGGCCTTGAGGGTGGACTGGGCTGCCACATCGCCGGTCGACAACGCGTGGGTGTCGATCAGGTAGTGATGGACCATACCCGTGCCTTGGGCACTGGGCAGAACCTGACCGAGCTGATCCTTCAGGTCGTTGATCAGTTCGTTTTGCTTCTGGCGTTCGAGCTGCAGGCTCTCATCGCTCAGACTCGGCACCTGGATCAGCAGAGGCTCAGCGCGATAGTTGCGCGCCTCATCGATCAGTGCGACGGCGTGGCTCTCCAGCGAGGGATGTGCGACCAACTGGGTGTTGGTCTCCTTGCTCTGGACCAGAGACTGTTGGAAACGGTTGGCGTACATTAGGGATCTCCCGTATGAAGGTTTCTTCATACGGTGAGCCTATATTGTCATAAAACGCCTGACGGTTGATTTCAATAAATGGAGAGGCCCTCTGAAAATTTACAGTCATTCCAAAAAATGTGAGGGTCATGTCAACACTCCCTTCACACCGCCGTAACGGAGGAAGGGAGTGGACAGCTTCGGGACTTCGGTCTTACTCGTCGCGAGCGCGACGGTAAGTCAGGAACGTGTCGATCAGCATGTAGGTCATAAACGCTATCAGGCAGAGCACTGACAGCGAAGCTGCACGCAGCGACCACGCTGCCCGAACCCACACGTCGGTGAAACCGGCAGTGCGATCGAAGGTGTCGTAGATGAACCATGCTGACAGGGCCCATGCAGCGATCACCAGGAGCAGCGGGACGTACATGTCGTACAGGTACTTCTTGATGTACTTCTGCATGGCGAACTCCTTAGCGAGCCAGCTTATCCAGCTTGCGGTTGATGGCCTCACAGGCCTTCGGGGCGATCGAGACGATGCAGCACAGGGCAACCAGCTTGAAGAGACTGTTCATTGTAAGGCTCCGGTGTAGGGGAAGGAAGACGTAGTTGTCTTATCACCGGGGTGTTATAGATCTCAAATCCAGTGGAATCCATGTTTTTGCCAGCTAATGATGTGGTACTTTTAGGAACCCCATCATGTCTGACGTCACGATCAAGACAGTCTTTGACACCACGGGTCAGGACGTTGTAATCGACCAGGCCCTACTGAAGCGCATCCATGCGTATCAGACTGGCTTCGTCAATTACAACGCAGACCACGTGGCTTTCTTCGGCGGTAACCTCATGGGCGTGCATGCCATGCGATTCCGCACTACCGACCGCGAACGTTGGTTCAACGACGTGCTGTACATGGATGAACTGGCCGTTGTGGACGGCATCGCGGAAGTCTCCTCGATTGACGCTGCCTGGAAGCGCGCCAACGACGTGATGAACCTGTCCTGCGTGTGGCTGTTGCATGCGATCCAGCGCGCACCCAAGCTCACCGCCAAGGAAAAGGAACAGGGCTGTCTGGATGTCCTGCTGGTGCTGCAGTACAAGTTCCTCGGTTCGCTGATGGCGTGGTATTACCGCTATCCGGCCGATGAAGCCACCATGCAGGCCATGTACGCACGCCTGAACAAGAAGTACGCCCTGAAGAAGGCCGGCAGCTGGTCCAACCTGCTGAACATCCGTGCCCACGAAATCATGCAGCCCAACTCGATTCACCACCGAGCTTACATGGACTTCAACCGGGACAAGGACATCATCTACATGGTGTCTGACATCCAGGGTCGTCTGCGTGAGATCGTCAAGTCGATGACGGCTGTGTTCTACAAGGTTCGTGATGAGGGTGGGCGCATCGGCACCGACAACTCGGTGATCGACATCGACGGCACCATGGTGCTGAAGGACAAGACCCGTAACCATTCCACCATGATCCGCTACGCGCTGACTGTGGTGAGTAACAAGAACTCGTTCGTCCGGCCTGAGCTGGCGCGCATCATCCACGATGCCATGCCCACCAGTTCCCTGAAGTCGTTGACCGAAGCGTTGGAATGGATGTCCTCCAACCACAGCGGTCGTGACCAGGAAAAGATCGACAAGCTGATCAGTGAAACGCTGATCCATGCTTTTGGCGTGATGATGGCCGAGCGCAACCTGGCTACCCACACCACCGATCCGTCGGCCCTGCTGCAACGACTGCGTGCACTGTACACCGCCTCGCGCATGTCTGACCCCACCTTGCTGTTGACCCGAAAGCTCTCTGAAGAAATCGTGTCGATGGCGATTCACTCCCGTAACGCGGCGGCTATCGCAAGCGTCCGGACTGGCGTGCAGCTGTACATCGTGCTGCGTACGCTGGCCATGAACTACTACCAGAGCTGACCATGCATAATCCTCAACGTAAACCGGAGGATTACAGCGCAACCGCCTCGGCGGCGCGCATGCTGAATTCGTTCTGGTACGCAGTGCGTTACTTCATCGGTGTTTGCATTGACTCCGTCCGAGGTCCGGCCACCACCAAAGTCTACGAGGGTTACTCCAAAGACTCGGTGGAAGTGGTACGCCCGTCCGAAGATGGAGAGGGAATCGACTTCTTTGTCACTGCTCGTGAAATCGTGTACTGTACCCACTACACCCGGTGGTGGATTCCCAGTACCAAACACACCGTCTACGAAGTCAGTGGATCGGTGAGCGAGCAGCACCGACATCTGTTCGATCCCCGGTTGTTCGAGCTTGTGACCTACCCGCTGTTGTGCACACCGTTTTTGCGATGGACGCGCTACCCGCACATGTACGCCATCCGGGCGCACTTGTATCGTGTCTTCCCTCGGCCGAATACTCTTCAATACTGAGCGTGAAAGATGACCAATGATGATTGCCTTCCTTTCTCTGGCCCTTGGGAAAAACTCCTGAAGGTTGAGAGCCGCGAGACCCATACTCGCATGGTGCCCCGTCCGTTCTCGGCGGAACTGGCGCGAGTGGTCAAGCTGAAGGTAACTGTGATGTTGGTAAACGATTGCACCCTCTTCCCGTGGATGCAAGGTAAGGAGATGCGAATTGCGCACATCGAGGCTGAAGCCCGTGCGCTCAACGGCAAGGAAGTCACCACGGTAACGTACGCCCCGGCAGATGATGCCAACGGCGTCGAGCTGGCGTATCAGAAAACCCTCAATGCACTGCACAAGGTCGTCTACCCGATGCCCGAGTCGTGCGAGTGGGAAGCCAAGATCCGCCGCGTCGAAGAAGCAATGGCACAATGACATATCGCCCTCCTCCCCGATGATGGGGAGGAGGGCTTTATGCCGTCAGAAGTAACGGTTGTTGGGCAGACCCAACGGACCACGTTGTGCGAAACCACCGGCCTCACGCAGGAACGAGCCAGCGCGTCCCAGAGACGGCAGGTCGTTCTTACGGTCCATGCCCAAGCGGTTCTGCTGGACGGACATCTGGATGCGCTTACGGCGCTCCTCAGAGGCTTGGCGGATCATCTGGTCCACCGACTGGGCGTCCATGTCGTAACGCTGCTCCACGCGACTGGAGAGCACACGCAGGCGGTTTTCGTACTTGTAGGACACCATCTGATCGATCCGCGGATCTTTCAGCACTTCCATGATGGATTCCATTTCCTTCATGGCTTCTTCCTGCATCGCACGGGCGTTGCGCTCTTCTTCGGAAATCGCGCGACCGTTGTACCCCAGGTTGACCAACACCTCGGAGGTGTCGATACCGTAGTAGGACAGGTTCTTGCCCATGGTCGGGAAGTAGTGCGCCATCAGCCACGCAAAGCAATGGTCGTCATGACCGGAGCTTTCATGGTCGATGCGACCGTTCTTTTCCACCAGCTTGCGGATTTCGTTGGACAGCGTTTTGTCACGCACGGTGTGACCGGCGGTCTTGGCAGCATTCTGCAGGACCGTGGTGTACAGCAACAGGCGAGAGTCCTTATTGGTGTTGAAACCAAAGGCGGACTTGCGACGCTCGTAGAAGCTGTCATCGCGCATGTTCATGCTGCGCTGGATGTCGGCAAAGGCCTGCGGATCTTCGCGGTAGTTGTCCACGATCTTGTTGTAGATACGCTTGAACGGATCTTCGCCATGCAGCGGCAGGTGCAGCAGCAGATGGTCGATGATCGCCTGACCGGAAGACTTACGCTCCGGGATCAGGATGGTCTTGCGGTACTTCAACATGAACCACAGCAGGAAGCCAGAGAAGCGCGGCAGGAAGGTTTCGTTGAACGAACCCACACCGGCCGTGGACAGATCGCGCATGTCGGTAATGACCATGGCAATGGCGTCGCGACCCACAGCGTCGGAGGTATCCAGACCGACCGAGTAGTGACCCGAGTCCAGCATCTCCTGAATCTGATCTTCCGGGATGTACCAGCGGATCATGTAGGCATCGGGAGATTCCTCATAATGCAGCGGGTCCATTTCCGAAGAGCGGATGGAGTCGTTCAGCAGAGCCGACAGCGGCGAGCGCTGCGAACCGGAGGTCCACACGTTCAAGAAGTCACGGTCGGCCTCTTCACCGGACACGTTATTCTCGGACATGACCTTGTACAGCCACGCATCGTCACGACCCAGCTGACGGTGGGACATGGTGATGTTCATGATCGGCTTCTTACCACCAGCCGAGTTCTTTTCCACCAGCATGTTCAGGTGACGGATGTTGCGCGCATCGAGGAAGCGCTCGGTCCACACCGTACCGCCCATGATCAGATCGTACATGTAACGACCATCGCGGTCATCGATCTTACCGGCGGTTGTGGTGAAGATATTGCCGTAGGGCTGACGGGCTTCAGCGGCCTGCTCACGTGCCTTGGTACCCGATGCCAGCGCTGCCGGGATGGTGGTACCGATGTGGCTGATGAACGGGCCTTCGTCGACGTGCAGGATCGGGGTGGACAGGCCACGGCCCAGGTTGTTGGCTGCCGTAGCCGAGGAACGACCCACGCCGGTGATGTAGGAGTTGCCGTATTCCTTACAGGTCAGCTCCTTCTGGTTGTTGGCATCTTCCGAAGAGATCTTGAGCATCCACTTGGGGAAATACTCTCGAATGCCCTTTAGTCGCTCGACGTTGAATTGTCGTAGCATGTCATCCTTGGTGATCATCATGATCTTGGTGGAACGTGCCATGATGTACAGCAGGTCCAAGATCAGACAGTCAGTCGAACCGGACTTACCGGTCTGACGGGGCTGAATGTTGGCCGAGTCGATGTGGTTGAAGAAGCACCAGTACAGCGCGATGTTGCCACGATTGGCGTCAAAGCGGATCGGCTCGATACCCGAGTTGGGGGGCAGGCGGGTGATTTCACGGAAGACGAACCAGGGGTTGAATTCAGCTTCCGTGGCAATCCTTGCCATCGTCACCGCATCCAAGCTCTTGTCATGCACATCCACGCCGGACAGCTCAGGCTGCATCAGCGACAGCAGGAAGGCGTGGTTCTTGACGCCCATGTCACGGTACAGCAGAGCCAGATCCTTGAAGGATCGGTTGGTGGTCTGCCGGTCAATATCGGCGCTAGGATAGCGCTGCCAATCTTCTTGGAACAGAATCATGTCATATCTCGCATAGGGAGGAATGCCCCTGCACCTTGCGGTGCAGGGGCATTCGGTTTACGTTTGCGGAGTTTGGTGCATGACCATGCCCGACACGCCCAGCTGCAAATCCGTGGTGGAATTGCGGCGCAGGAAGTGCAGGTAGATCAGGCCACCCTCGCCCACCATCTCGTGAGCGGTGATCAGGGTGTTCCACATCGCGATCGGGAACTCGACCTGATGCTGCCCCACGCGGACCATCACGATGTTCGGCTCCGGCGGCTTGGCCTCGGTAGTCGGATCGTAGATGGGCAGAGTACGGTAGTAAATCAGGTTGAGCCATTCTTCCAGCGTCGAGCAGCCCGAGGACAGATCCAGTTCCCAGTTGCCGGTGTTGATGAAGCGCGAACGCGCCACCACACTGCGACCGTACGGCGGGTCCTGGTTCGGCGAGAAGCCAACGGTCCAGTTGTCCTGTGCCGCATCGTCGCCGCGCGCACGCAGCGTGATCTCGAAGCTCTGGACATGGCGGTAGTTGGCAAAGCGCTGATCGACGTTGCGCAGGTTGATTGCCACGGCAATCTTCTGCGTCACACCATAGAGCAACGGATCGAAGCTGCGCGATTCCGACGTCGGCTGCACCAAGTTGGTGACTTCGTAGAAATCTTCGCGGTCGCCGGTGTACAGGCGGTAGGCCAGACGGTAGCCGACCTGATCGTTGACCCATTCCGGATAGGCGTACAGCTTGACGCTGAAGGCACCATCGAACTTGCCGGTGGTGGCGCTGTACAGCTTGGAAATGGTGCGCTCGGCCGTGGGTTCGGCCAGGTAGTTGTACTCACCATCACCGAGGTGATAGGTCAGCACCAGCGGGATCGACATACCTTCGATGGTGGCGATGAAGTTGTCCAGACCGAAGACGGAGAACTTGGTGCCATCCACCGGCAGGCGCGACTTGGAACCGTCGGAGTAGGTGACCACGCCGTACAGGTTCAGGTTCTCCACCGGCATGTTGATCGGGTAGACCAGCTTGGTCGGGTCCGAGTCGGACAGGAACGGCGACTCCAGCGACACATCGACGATGTACTTCATCGAGGCATCGGTGGTACGGATGATCGCACTGTTCTTGGCGGTGAGGTGATTGACATACAGCGGCTGGTTGTCAGCCGAGTAAGCCACCACCGAGACGATCTCGCCATCGACCAGCTTGGTGTTGGTGTAGCACGGCGCCACGGTCTTGTTGGCGTAGTTCACGCCATTGGGCATGTCGCACAGCATCAACGGCACGTTCTCACCGAGGAAGTTGTGCGCGCTGTCGTAAACGGCGGAGATGACTTCGCCACGTTCACTGACGTCGGTGCCCCGGAAGATCTTGACGTAGCTGGACTTCTCGCCACGGATGTACAGCGCACCGTCCACCGCCAGCGAATGCGGCACAACGCTGTCGTTGATCCACACGCGGAACTGTTCGGACACGGTACCCGGACCATCGCCGATGAGGTAGTCCACACCGGTGCTGGGATTGACCGGCGTTGCTTCCCACGGAACCAGCGAGGAGACGCCCGAGTCCAGGTTCACAGCCACCACGCGGAAGAAGCCTTGGGTGTAATCGATGACCAGGTCATCGATGTTCGGCACATGCCCTTCATCCTTACCAGGAGTGTAGAGCTGGTTGATATTCCAAACACGGAAGCCTTCGCCATCGTGTTTGATCAGAACGGGATTGTCTGCCATGGTAAATCCTTGGTAGAACCCCGGTGGTTTCCCACCGGGGCTATGAGGCCATTAGATCAGCGTTTTCTTGATCGAAAGGAACTGGGTAAGGTCCACACGATCTTGCAAGTAAATGCGAACGGCACGGGAGAGCATGCGCCACTGGTAGATGTCCACCTCGTATTCGATCAGCGCGTTGTGGGCATGGATAGCGATGTAACGCAGATCCAGTCCTTCACGGAAGCACGGGTCGAAGTCGAGCAGGTACTCAAAGCGCTGCAGCACCGCACGCAGTTCGCGATCGCTGTAGTAGCCACGGAAGGCTTCCGTACTCAGACGACCGTTCATCAGGTCATACAGAATCGTGGAGGCAAACGGGCTGTAGATCGGGTACTTGTTGTTGGGGACCATCACCGGGTCTTTGATCTCCGGTTCGGGCAGGCGCAGGTTCAACCAATCGCCCACCGACTTGTCCACCGCCAACGAGCGGTCACGATACACGTAGTCCTCATCATTACCGAGCGAGCGCAGCGGTACGATGATGTTCTCCACGATGTAGGGCGAGCCTTCAGCTTGCGCCGAGACTTGGATGCCCTTGTGCTCTTCGGCAAACTTCAACGCGCTGCG